TATATAAAGTATAATTGGAGATTAAATTATGGCTCTTATTAGAGATTACGAAATTCCCGGAACAGGAGTAGTGGTTCCAAATGCATATCATGTTGTAACAAAAGTCGAAGTCGATAAAAGAACGCATGATATTAAACCACCAGCAGATAGCAGTCAGCCAGATGGATTAACTGCTGGATCTAGAGGTCCAGAGGTTCATTGGAAAGCAGGTTACATAGGAAAAATTGCAGTAACCGTTTGGAAGGATGCCGCAGCAAGAGAAGCAGAAGCAAAACCGTTGGGATTTCTTGGAGTAAATCCTACAGATAATGCATATGGTGCATCAATTAGCAGTCCAGGAATGGATCATCATTGCAAATTTTTTATAGATATTAATTCTTCCGATAACGAAATTGTTCAAGCATACAAACATCTAAAAACTACAGACTATTATAAAGACGCAACGGAGGTTTAATTAGATTTTATGATCGAATTAAACATGAACAAGTTTTATTACCTAACCGGCATGCCAAGAACCGGATCTACTTTATTAGGTTCTCTTCTTGCACAGCATCCAGATATTCATGTTTCAGCTACAAGTCCCCTTAATAAGGTAATGCACGACCTATGGACATCTCTACAAAACAATGGACTTACTGGCGGCGACTGGGATGTCGATGATATGAACGATAGAATATTTAAATGGATGTTTCATTGTTGGTATTCTAAAGTAGATAAAAAATATGTTTTTGATAAAAGTCGCGGATGGGGCATGAATTTAATAGCAATAAAAGCGTTCATCAATCCTCAGCCAAAAGTTCTTGTAACTCTGCGTCCTATACCTGATATTATAACTTCTTTTATAACACTTTTCGAAAACGATAATAAAAATTTCGTAGATGTAGAATTGTACAAAGCAGGTAAAGAAATAAATACCACTAATAGAGCATTAGAAATATGGAGCAGAATTAGCTATTACGGCTATGAAAGTACCAAAATGTGTTTAGAACATTATAGGGATATTATTCATACGGTGAATTACGATGATTTAGTTTCTAATCCTGCAGATACAATGCAGGGAATTTGGAATTATTTAGAAATTGAATCCCCGCAGCATAATTTTGAAAATGTGCAGACCTATTTAAAAGTGCCCGACGAAAGTTGGGGAGTAAAAGATCTACACATTGTAAGGTCAAAGGTAGAAAAAACATCAAGAAATTCAAAAGAAGTTCTCGGTGAAGAATTATATAATATGTTTTCAGAGTTTAATTTAAAATAATATGGCATATAGAAATATCAGCAATGGAACCAGTCTATTAAACAGGTACGGTCCTGGTGATAGTAACTCTTATCCTGAGAGAGGACGCTGGATGATTGTTGTCAATAATTCCGGGTTAACAATGTTTTTACCCGAAAACAGTCAAGCAGAAAGAACCGCTATATATAATAATTTTCCTAATAGAATTGTAGGTGGTCATTACGGAATAGCTAGTCGTTTATATAATAACACTGCTAGAGTAGGAAACGGTGCTTGTTGGACAGGGCCAGGAAATACCGGAAATTATAATGATCCACCGGGTTGTCCAGGAGGATGGACTGATGCCGGAACTGTTGAAGGATCAGTAACTGATCCAGGAAATCAAAATCCTAATAGCCTTGTTGGCAGAGCCGGAAATCCGCACGCCAATCCGTTTTGGATGGCGTGGTATGCATTAGGCTATGGTTGTCCAGGAAATGCTCCTTATGCAAAATGGCGCGCTAGGTACTGTCAAATTGCTGCTTCTGGGACAGGGTATACAGGATAATCAATCATGTCATTGCCGATAATTACAGAACGGGAGATAAAGGATAAAAGACATTCAGAGACTAGATTTAGAGATTTAGTGATGTTTTATTCTGTAGGCTGTCATCATTGTAATTCTTGGGAAGAACAAGTTGAAACATTAGTTTCTAAATACCCTCAGATCAATTTCTATAAACTAGTGGTTACAGATGTTACGCTTCCAATTTGTGCCCCTCCTGTTGTACCTTCGTTAGTTGCGTTCGATAATGGATATAGATCTTGGGAAGCATTAGGTTCCCTTCAAAATACAGGACCGTTAGAAGTAATGATCGAAGAATGGCTTGCTGATTCAATTGATATAAAAAACGTATCCGGTAGTCAATTTATTTCTCCTTAACTATTTTTATAATAAGTAATTGATGTTTTTTAAGAAAAAAACATTAAAAGTTACTTTTATATCAAATTGCGGTCCAGTCCCCCATACTCCTGCACCCGCTATCAATTTTGTACCAAACTGGTTTAAGGCTCAAAAAAGCTATACATCAGAAGAATCAAAGACGCATGCTTGGTTAAAAAATACAATTAAACCTTCTTTTTCTCCGTCGATTAAGAAATGCATTCCTATGAGGGAATCAATGACGGCAGGATATATTATACCTTTTCCGTATGATGTTGCTGTAAAATGTACATTTGACGAACAAATTGGCGAGCCTGTTATTGGTATATATGCAGGTGTTCCTAAGATAGGGTATCTTGAAACCATAGGCAAGCACGAACTTACACAACTTAACGAATATCCCTTAATAAAAAGTAAAGACTTTGATGCAATTAAAGTTTTTAAATTTGGAAATCCTTGGATTATTAAAACTCCTCCTGGTGTATCTTGTGCATTTCAACATCCGCAATATCAAGGTTTTGATAAATGGGAAATTCTATCCGGAGTTGTAGACACAGATGATTACCAAAATAATATATTATTTCCTACTCTTTTTAGATTAAATGTTGGAGACGAATTTATTATTAAAGCAGGATCGCCTATGGCACAGGTTATACCATTTGAAAGAAAAAGTTGGACACACGAAGTAAAGCAATTCCCATCTAAAGAAGAATCAATTTTAATTGACTATTCGAGACATAAAATAAATTCGTCTGTAGGCGGCAATAGATATTTGAGATGGTTTTGGAAAAGTAAGGAGTACAAATGAAACAAATTGTTATTTTAGGAGGCGGAACTGCCGGATGGTTGTCTGCTTTATTTTGTAAAAAGTTTGTTTCCAATGCAGAAATAACCGTAATCGAAAGTTCTCAAATAGGAATTTTAGGAGCAGGTGAAGGCACTGTTCCTCATTTTGTAATGACTGTTCTGCAATTATTAGAAATTCCAGTAGGCGAATTATTTAAAAGATGCGACTCAACTGTAAAGTTAGGTATAAAATTTAGTAATTGGAACGGTGACGGCGAATCATATTTTCATACATTTCATCAAGACGAAGATGTTTATGAACACCCGTGTAATATTAGACCAAGCTATGTTCCAATAAATTTTTTACACACAATTAAGGAAGGATTTACTATAGCATCAACTACACTACCTTATATGCTTTGCGAACAATTAAAAAATTCTTTTATTATTAATGGAGAAGCAGTCGAATTAACAAATAATTATGCACTTCATTTTGATGCAAAATTGTTGGCAATATTTTTAAAAGAGATTGCAATTTCTAGAGGCGTTAATTATGTCGACGATATTATAGACGAAGTAGTAATTGAAGAAGATATTGTTAAGTCCTTAAAATCAAAAAACAAAGAATATTTTTGTGATATTATATACGATTGTTCGGGATTTTCTAAATTCGTAATAGGAAAACTTAATGCAAAATGGCAGAGTTATAGGGAACATAAAACTGTAGATTCTGCAATGCCATTTATTATTCCTCACAACGACGAAATACTGCCTCCGTTTACTGAATCAACTGCAATGAAATACGGATGGGCATGGATTATTCCAACTCAAGAAAGATACGGATGCGGTTATGTATTTGACAGCGATTTTGTTTCTGAAGAAGAAATTCGTGCAGAAATTTTAGAAAACTTTCCTACAGCTAAAATTTTAGGAAAAGTTTTTAAATTTGATTCTGGATATTATGAAAATCCATGGGTTGGAAATTGCATAGCTCTAGGGCTAGCAGCTGGATTTATTGAACCTCTAGAAGCAACCTCAATTTTTGTTACTTCTATGGCGATTATTGAATCAATAATAATGCCGAACAAACTTTTAGAACTAGACGATACATATAAAAAACAGTTTAATGATAATTGGACAGCTCTCTCAAAAGAAATACACGATTTTGTTTATTTGCATTACATGACTAAAAGACAAGACACAGAATTTTGGAAAAAGTTTAGCGAAAAAAGTCCTCCAGACACACTAAAAGTTGATTTAGAAAAATGGGAAAAGTATCCTATTGGATCTACAGATTTATTAACTAGATTTTTTAACATATCGTCTTGGTATCAAGTTATGCAAGGTATTGATAAACTACCTCAACATATCTATAAAGATATCTACGATTCTATGACTTTTAATAAAGAAGGAATTACATATCTATGGGAAAAGGATTTAGACGCGAAAAGAAAAATTGTACAAAGTTGTGCCCTTAACGAATATCCTAAGTAACATGATAGAAAATAGTGAAAATTATAATAAAAAACTCAAGATTTGCGAAAGTTGCCCAGAGCTAGATCCTACTTTAAAAAAATGCAAAGTATGTGGGTGTTTTATGGTATTGAAGGCTCGAATGAAGGGTAATACTTGCCCCTTAGGCAAGCATTCTGTATAAATAACTATATCAACATTAGTTGGAGATAATGAAATGGCTATTACATATACATGGAAAGTTACTGGTTTAACTAAAACAAATGCAGACGGGTTGTCCGGTGTTGTTATTGGAACACGTTGGGAAAAAAGAGGAACAGACGAATTAGGAAATGAAGGAGTTTTTAGCGGCGCTACCCCGTTCCTAGCTTCAGAAGTAGATCCAGGAAATTTCGTAGATTTTGACAATTTAACAGAAGCATTAGTTCTTTCATGGATTCAACCGGTAGTAACTGGTAGTTATGAAGAGCATGTTAATGAACAGATTCAGAAGCAGATAGATGCTAAAAAGAATCCAGTAGTTGATGTAAACAATCTTCCTTGGAATCCTGCTCCAACAGGTCCAAGCGGTCCACCAGCACCTTAATAGTTAAATCGATGTATAAAACATTAATGGCGCCCTGTGCGCCATTAATTTTGTCTGCTATTCCTAAAAATTAAAAACGGTAAATAGTAAAAATGGCAAAACTATTATCTAATACTAGAGTTTACGGTACAGCAACCGTAGACACAATATTATTCGTAAACGGATTTATCGGAGCCAGTTCTACTAACAGCGGATCTTTACAGGTCGCTGGCGGAATTGGCGTATCGGGTGGTGGATTTTTTGGTGGTACAGTAACCGCTACTAATTTTGTTGGTGCTATCAGTGGAACAGCTTCTCTTGCAACAGATTTAGCAGGCGGTGCTGCTGGACAATTATTATATCAAATTGCACCAAACGATACCGGCTTTGTCAGTACCGGAACACCGGGACAAATATTAATTAGTCAGGGATCAAATTCTCCTATATTTGTTAATACTACAACTTTTGCTGTTGGACTAGCTGTTAATCTTTTAGGAGGTGCAGCAAATCAATTTGTTTATCAAACTGGTCCTAACGCAACAGGATTTATCTCAACAGGAAGTATGTATGTAGGCAGAGCGGTGTTAGCTGACGGATTATCAACCGGAGGCATCAGCACAGCAACTAACCTAGCCGGCGGTACAACAGGACAGGTTCCATATCAAACTGCACCAGGCGCAACTAGTTTCTTCGGCCCGGGAACATCTGGTCAAATATTAGTCAGTCAAGGAGCCAATGCTGCAGGTCCTGTATTCACAAATACTTCCAGTATCTATGTTAAAGATTCAGATATATCAACAAATTTAAGAAATGGTTCTGCAGGTCAAATTCCTTACCAGACAGGAGGAAGTGCCACGGCTTTTGTTGGTCCAGGAGTAGCCGGTCAGGTATTAACAAGCGGCGGTGTAAGCGGTCCAATATATGTTAACACAAGTTCTCTATATGTCGGTAGAGCAGTAATTGCTGACAGTGCATCAGGTGTGGATACCGCTGACAAAATTAAAACTATTGCAAGACCTGACAACTCTGCTCACTATCTAACATTTGTCGACAGCAATAACACCGTAGCTACGGGCGAAGTATTATACACTTCAAGTACGGTAGCGGTCAACCCCGCAACAGGTGCCGTGGGTTTAGGAACAAGTGCCCCATCAGAAAGATTAGAATTGTTAGGCGCAGCCGATACTGCAAGGATTAAGATTACTAATTCAACAGTTGGCAGAGGAAGTTTATTAGGCCAGGGCGCGAGTGGTTTCTATTGGCAACCTACCAGTAACAGTGATGTTTTTGAATTAAGAAATGCAACGGGCACTGGGTTATTTTTACTTAACCCTAATACACAATATGTAGGAATCGGAACATCAGGGCCATCCGAAAGAGTTCATGTTGACGGTGCAGCAGCTGATACAAGAATTAGAGTGTCAGCTACAGACGGAACAAATTATAGAGGTTTTGAAGTAAGAGCAGGAACAACTTTTAAGGGCGGTTTGCTTTACAGAACAACCGAAGGCAATGTTATGCAGATATGGGGACCAAATACCACATCTGCATCTATGTATATTGATTCTAGTAATTTTGTTGGAGTAGGTACAAGCGGGCCAGCTTATAATTTAGATGTGCGAGGATCTTTAGGTGCAGGTGGCGGCGGAACTAATTTTGTAGTAACTAGCGATAGTGATGCAATGACTAGAATTGGTATTTCACTAGCAGGCACCGGTACATCTAGACTTAATATTCAAGATAGACTTAATTGGTACCAGTCATTTTATGTAGGAACCGTCCTTAAGGCAAGATTAGGCGTCGGTGGCGGTGACGATCTAGCTTGGGAAGTTGGAGGAACAGAAAGAGTAAGATTTACTGGCACTGGCAGAGTAGGTATCGCAACTACTGATCCGCAAACAACTTTACATGTTAACGGTACAGCAAGAGTATCGTCAACATCCGAATTTGAATCTAGAGTTTATATGGGAGCTCTTGCTTACGAACGAAATCCCGCAAATGCTATTCAAGAATGGGGCGGAGCTAGCAGTAGTTTTTCTCTCAATATTCAAGATGGTAGTGGAAGAGTAAATTATTATTGGAACACAAACGGAACCCCATCCCCAACACAGACAGTTGCTAATGAAGATTCTTTTAGACTCCTGATGGGGACTGACGGTCCTTTAATTGGCTTTTACGGGTGGGACGGTACTTCTTCAGCTGCAGGTACTGCAATTACATGGACTGAAATAATTAGAGCAAGTATGCTGGAGACTAATCCCTATTTTAAGGGAACAATAATTCCAATAGGCTCCGGCACTACAAATTATGTAACAAAATTTACAGCAGCAGGCACTATCGGCAACAGCCAAATTTTTGATAATGGCACTAATATTGGCATTGGAACAACTAATCCCTATTCTAGATTAACATTAATATCTGAATCAAATACAACAGGTATCAGTCTTTTTACTTCTGCATATATAGCAGCGAGAGAATGGGGTACAAGGATTTGGAAGAGTGATACCGGCGGCGGAATACCTTTAAAATTTGATACCCAAGAAGCCGGTGTCTGGTATGATAGTATCAGTATCAGCCACGGTAGAAGCAATAGTCATCCAAGTTTGCGCACTTGGAATACAACACAACTAGCTACCGATGCTGGTAATGTTGGCATAGGTACTACTGCGCCATTAAACAAATTACATCAAGCAGGAGGAAAATATCTTCTAATTTCTGACGACGGTTCCTACGGTCAATTACAAATCAGTGCACCGGGCGGCGGCGAAGCTACAATTCTATTTGGGAGTACAGGCTCTGGTCAAAATAGTGGTGGATATACGAACACTGGTGTGATTGGTATTGGTGCATACGGTAATACTAGGGATACATTGGTATTAGGAACAGGTTACTCTGCTGGTACACTATTTTTAAAAGGCGGAAATGCTGGAATTTCTGTAGTATCGCCGAGCTTTAAATTAGATATATCAGGAACAGGTAATGCTAGCAGTGATTTTCGTGCACCAATATTTTATGATAATAATAACACTGCTTATTATGCTGATCCTGCAAGCACTTCAAATTTCAATTATCTCAATGTAGGCGCCAGCACCGGTGTTGCATCTCAATTAAGAGTTACATCGGCTGAACAATATAGTGTAACAGTAGATCACAATTATGCTAATAATTCTGTGACTGGTGGTGCTGAAGCTATTTTTATAAGAAATACCAACGCAAATGATGGCAATTTTGCGGCTGTTGGTCTTTCAACTAACGGCACAGATGGACAACACCATAGAGGTATCGTTAGAGCTTACAGGGATACAGGTGCAACCGGAGTATCAGGAAGAATAGAATTAGTTGTTAGACAAAACGGTGCATATAGTAGAGGGTTATATGTTGACGGCAATGCAAATGCATTTGCAGATAACCAAATGAGAGCACCAATATTTTATGATAGCAATAACACAGCTTATTATGTAGATCCTGCTGCAGGAACATCGGCACTATTTGCAGGAAATGTAGGAATAGGAACGACCGGCCCAGGATCGAGACTTCATGTTTCCGCATCAACCCCAACTGGGATAGGTAGTGTCCCTTCGGGTGTTACAGGAATTTTTGATTCAAACACAAACAATTATCTATTGTTTAGAAACAGTGCAGACAATGCTACCTATTCTGGTATTGCGATGCAAGACAACAATGTTGGCGGATTTGTAGTCTTTGGAAATGCCGGTGGAGCTGGGGACTTGATGTATGTTGCAGGGTATAACGGTGGTGCTCTACAATACGGTACTGCAAATACTATAGATCCTGCTGGAAGAACAACTGCGGCATCCTGGAACAGTACCGGATTACAAGTTAATAACGGTGACATGAGAGCACCAATTTACTACGATAGTAACAATACTGCATTTTATATTGACCCAGCATCTACAAGTAATGTCAATACATTCAATGGATTTTCTGTAAATGCAAATATAGCTACCGGTAGAGGAACTTACGGCGCTGCAACTTTAAATCTCATATTAAATGCTTCTTCAGCAGATGCCAATGGTATTTGTGGTATTGATTTTAGATCAGGCGGAAACTATCCGTCAGACGGCGCGCAAATTTATTATGCCTCTAGTGTATCCGGAGCTGAACAAGGTAGATTGTGGATCAGAGTAGAAAATGACGGATCAAGCACTGTTGTTGACGACATTTATATAAGAGCTGGTAGAATTTTTTATGATGCTGTAACAGTAGACGGAACACCTTCCGATCCAGGTCATATTTTCCGACGCGGAAGTAGCGATCGTATGTATGTTTATAGTGACAACACTACCGAAGTTGGTTCCTTTAGAGCTCCAATATTTTATGATAGCAATAATACCGGATACTATATAGATCCAGCATCGACTTCTATTGTATGGTTGTTATCTGCAAGAGCTAATCAGGCTGTGGGATCGCTCCTTACCGCCACCGGCGGATTAGGAGGAATAGAAATTTATGGTGGTGGCGGTGGCAATGCCGCCTTTATGAACTTCCACAGGCCCGGAGTTTATGCCTCATACTTTGGAATTGACACCGATAATCAATTTGCTGTCGGTGGATGGTCGGCTGGTGCAGCGTTAGCTCTTTTTAAATGTGCTAATATAGGATTAGGTGGCGCTGCTTCTTCTGGAAATGTAAGGCTCACACTTCGAGCTGCAACATCAAACACCGGCGGTAATATGCTTGAAATGTATAACAGTGCCGGTGTTCTCAAAACACGCATTGAAGATCGTGGCGGACAAAACTGGATTGTTCAAGATTCTGTTGGAGCAGAATGCGGAACAATTAGATACGCAACTCCTACAGGTAGAATAGGTATTCTCTTTTTTGATCAAAACGGAGAAAGCAGATCTGATATTAGACATATATTAACTGGAGGTTTTGCCTTTGCGGGTAATGCCGGAAGCGGTATACCAAGCGAAATGATGAGAATAACTCCTGCATCATTAGATGTTTATGCGAATATCACAGCTACAGGAACAATTACTTCGACATCAGATATAAAACTCAAAAAGAATTTAGAAATAATTCCAAACGCATTAGATAAAATCCGTCAATTAAATGGTTATACATTTGAAAGAACTGATTCTGGTGCAACACAAACAGGTTTGATTGCTCAGGAAGTACAAAAAGTATTACCTGAAGCTGTATCAAATGGTGAACATTTATCTGTCGCCTACGGTAATATGGCTGGATTATTTGTTGAAGCAATAAAAGAATTAAAGCAAGAATTAGATAGTTCTAAAGCTATGATAGCAGAATTACAAAAAGAAATAAAAGAATTAAAAAAATAAGTAAATTTGGAGATTGAATAATGGCAACACTTAACAATCAAGGAATAATTTTTAGTCCATCATATGGGACTTATTCTCGCCCTGGTTCCCCATCTGCTGGTCAGGTTATTTTTAACACTGATACAAATACACTGGAAGTTTATACCTCAAGAGGAACTTGGGAAGTAGTTGCAAGAGATACAGCATTTTATTATAGAACAATTATTTCAACTAGTTATGTAGCAGCAGGTTATAAAGATGCCGTACCATGGCGTAATGTTAATAGAATGGTTCACGCTACGGATGCCTGCACAAATTTAGGGGACCTATTACAAGAACCCGGTGCTTATGTTAGCGGATTTAATAACAAGGACAGTGCATTTGTTTGGGGATGCGTAAATTCTTGGCCGGGAAACTCATCCTATACTTCTTCCTTCAATATGAGAAATGAAACTACCAAATCACACTCAGCCAATCACAATATGACTGTGTCTCGAGACGATTCTATGACTGCTTTTAAGGAGCACGAATTTGCCTACATTTTGGCAGGTTATAGCAGTACAATAGATGTTTTCAATGGTAGTTCGGAAACAATGATTACCAATAGTGTTACTCGTCCAACTTTAGGAACAAGCGGTGGAACTATGGGTGCGATCGGTTGCATGAGCGATGAGGCTCATGCACTGTTAGGGGACGAAACCACAGGGTATAATGCATTACTCTATTTTCCTACAGTTACTCAGCTAGCTTTGACCACAAATAGATTAAGAAGCACTGGAAACACCTTAAGAGCTCTAACCTCTGACGGTCAACAAAAGCCTATACATTCAAAATTAAGATTTGGATGGATAGGTAACCAAGGAACATATAACGGAAAATATGAATATCGTAAATGGAATCTGTCCACTTTTACATGGATCTCTACAATGGCATCTATTGATGTTAACTTTGGTGAAGAAAATTATGATATGGGACAAGCTCATCAATACATGATGGGAAATTATAATGGAGCACAAAATAATAACGGACACAAGTTTTACTATGCTACCGATAGCGGCGTTATGTTAGGAGCTGGTAGTGTAAGAACAGGTGTACCAGGAAGTTCATCGGGAGCATGCAGTTGGAGAGATTGATATTGTATGCACAATATTGTTTATAATGAAGAATGGCTCCTTAAATTTGAAGAGCAAGATTTTTTAGTTTGGAAAGTTAAATGTCCTTTTAGTATAGACGATAATACTATACTTAAACTATACGACCTTTTTAAAAAGTCTGCAAGTCATCCAATCGAATTAGCTACCGGAAAATCTGCCGGAAGTTTTAATAGTACATGGAACATCGATAAAAATCTGCATGAATGGGAAGATTTTTCATCATTTGTTTGTTGGATAGAATCAAAATTTCCCGGACATAAAGTTACAGAAATGTGGGCGAATGTAACCGAGCCCGGTGGATTTTTAAAGAACCATACACATGACAGCCATAAATATGCCGGGACTTGGTATATCAAAGTTCCTCCAAATTCTGGCGATATTGTTATGAAACAATATTGCAGAGGACACATAGAAGAAGGCGATCTTATTATTTTTGACGGTAAGGTTGCACATAAAACTAGACCAAATCTCAGTAATGAAGATAGAGTAGTAGTTGCGTTTACACTTGATGAGGTATAAAATGTCTTTTATCGAAACTGATAAGAAAAATCTAACACAAAAAGAAATTGATCTTATAAACTATGTTCAAAATAGAGAATGGGGACAGACACCTTTCAAAGCCAAACACTTTGTAGGCAACTCTCAAATACATCCCTATGCTGTTTATAGACAATTCTTAATGGAATTACGAGCTAGAGAAGACATTGTAAGAAAGTTTGAATACGATTTAAGAACTTGGGAAATTGATTTAGAAATCAAAAAGATAGAGTGTGAGCAAGCAGACGGTCTAGATAAAAAGAAAAAAGAATTTGAAATTGTAAAATTAGAACACGATCTAGTAATGCATCGTCAAAGAATTCAAGATGGATACAAAGAAAGATCTCAATACTTAAAACTTATTAAAGAATTTGAAGAATCAGAACTTAATACTTTACCCGATGGTAGAAAAATTTCAGAAAATATTCACAATGAAGATTTTGAAAATGAAATGGAAGCTGAATACTGGACATTAAGATTAGCAAAGCAGGTAGCACTAGATATTATTGCCTACGGAAGACCAACAGGAGGCAATTTAGATGCTATTACTATGTGTGGCAACGAACAACAAAATAAAATACTAGCATTAGCAGCTGACTTTGTAGTTAGAAATGAAGCAAGACACCAAGTATTAATGTCTGCTGCAACACAGAGATTTAATCTAGGATATAAACCCGACTCGCTATCGCAGGCTACAGGTGTTTTGACGGATATAAATAATACAAGACAGTTGGATTTCGATCAAAATCAATAATGTATCTATTATTTAAAAAAATAACATCTCAGAAACTTGTAGGCCTCGAAGTAATAGGCACATGGGGGATTTTTGATATCGCATATCTTCCTCCTGATAGAGAGCCGTTTTTTGATATAGATGATATAAAAGCCACAATTCTTCCTAGCGAAGGAGTAGCAAGAGCATTTATTTTTATGGGCGTAGGTTATAGGGGTTGGTTGAATATTAGACAAAACAGCCCTAACAATTATCTACTTCCTGCTGATTTAAGAATGAGTGGTGAGGCCGATCACGAAAAAGTTAGATATGATCTAACAGAACAAAATATTGCTGATACTGTAATGTTAGCAAAGTGCATTATGAGAAAAATTGCACAAGAGCATTTTGACCTGCGCTATAAAGAGTTGAATCTTGAAGCAGGAATTCTTGAGACAGCATCTTGGCCAACACAGAGAAAAGAAGCAGAATTATATAGATTAGATTCAACCGGATCTTTTCCAACTTTAGAAAGATTGGCCGCAGCTAGGTCTATTACACTAGAAGAAATGGTAGATAAGATAGAATCTGCTATCCAAAAGTACGAAGAAAAAATGGGCGAAATTTTACAAAATAGCCAAACTATCGAAACATTAATTAGAAATTGCCAAAATATTGCTGATGTAAATCGTTTATTACACACACGATTTGGTTGGGAAATGCCTTCAATTCAAAGAGAAGACGAAGGCATCACAACTTCAGCTAAATTTAACTTAACAATATAAGAGTTTTTTGTGTTTTCAATACCTATTAATCCTAGACTCACGGAGTCTCAATTCAACACCTTCTATAATTTCTGCAAGAGAAATAAGGATGTCATTTATGATCTTTATTTCACCTGTAAAATACAACCTTTCATGCAGGATGCAATGGGTGAAGTATTGGGAGATAATCTTCAACCTATTGAAGTAGCATTGTATATACAGAATACATTAGGGATTCCCGTTTCTGCTACTTTTAATAATATAATGGTTCGTCCTTCACAGCAGAATTTAGATTCTTTTATTGCAAATTTTAGACCTTTATATCAAGCAGGAATCAGATCAGCCACCATACCTCACACACATTGGATGGCAACTGGACAGATTAAGAAAAACTTTCCTGAATTATTTGTTAAAAACACAATATTGAGAAATGTTACACATCCTAACGAAATTGTAAATCTTGCCAAAGCAGGTTTTAACTATGTTAATATCGATCGAGATTTAATGCGCGATAGGGACATGTTGATCAAGATGCGTAAGGCAGCAAACATACACGGTACAAAGTTAGCATTGCTGGCAAATGAAGGATGTTTAGGTGGCTGTCCCATGATGGACGAACACTACGAATACAATCTAACAAGAATTCAAAGTCCTGCGTATTTTAACGACCCCATTTCAAGAGTGAGTTGCATGAAGTGGGATAGAGAAGATCCTGCTGTGGCACTTAAGACAGCGAACATTCCGCCCTGGAGAGAAGATTGGGCCGAACTTTTACAGTATGTCGATGTGTTTAAGATGCACGGTAGAGAATCAGTTGGCCGCATTTACGAAACAATGGACATTGTAGATAGGTATGTAAAGGGCGAGGAATTTTTATTTCCTGCTTTTAAAGAATATATTGAAGATACAAGATTGCCTGACAAACCCATTAACGGTTGGCGCAATAAAATCAAGAACTGTAAGTTTGACTGTTGGGATTGCAATTACTGCGACAAAATTTATGAAGTATACAGCAATGCAAAGAGTCATCCGTTAGTGCTAGCCGTCACTAAAGAATTAGTAGACAGTGTAAACAGCGATTACGAGCCTACTGTAAAAGGATTGACCAGTGTCAAGGTACAGAAGCTATTAAATTCTCTAGCCAAACACTGTACGAAATATTTAGAAATTGGTGCGGGCATTGGTTCTACTTGTTCAGCAGTTGGTGCTGGAAATACTATAGAATTAAATGTTGTAGACAGTTGGCAATCCGATGTGCAACCTGCTAGAGATGATATTGAGATTGAAGAAAATCTAATAGAAAATTTTGAAAAAAATACAGCAGATCTAAATGTAAATGTTTTTGTATCAGACATGTTGAAAGTTGATACAAAGAAAATAAAGAATATTGACCTGTTTATGTATGATGCAGCACACGATCCGCAAAGCATAATAGATGCAATGAAACACTATCAAAATTGCTTTAGTGATGTTTGCATTTATATTTTTGATGATGCAAATTGGGCAGGTGTATATCACGGTGCTAGAGAAGGATTTAGATCTATCGGTGTTGAAATTATATTTGAAAAGCTTATGCTTAACGAAACAGAAAATCCTGATCAGTATTGGAACGGATTATATATTGCTGTAGGTAAGAAAACTGACAAAGTTTTTAGTAGGTTTATAGTATGAAAATTGAATTTTTTTCGGATGTTCAAGGATTAACAGAAGCAGTTCCAATATATAGAGCAGACAAAAATTTACCGCAATGGGTAACGAAGGCTAGAGAAGATTACCTAAAGTCAGATAGACGACTCACACACATTTTTAAGTGTCCGGGAATATTTGAATTATATTCGTACGGCTTTGTTGTACCTATGTGGTTTGACGCTATCATAAAGACAGAAAACGATAGATTTGCTTGGATCGGCCCAGAAAAATTAAAAAACATAAGAGGTGATGACGCACCCGAATTGCTAACCAATCACAGTTATCTAACCACTGCAAAACATCTACCAATTCGTCCGCAAAGCATTGCTAATATTATTAAAATTGACACTCCTTGGAATATAATTGTACCAAAAGGATTAAAGTTTTTAGCAATGGCTTATCCTTATCCTGATAGTTGCGAGTTTGAAGCATGTCCTGGTATATTAGATCCCAGCATTAGCAGCGAAGTCAATGTTCAATTATATTGGAATGTTAAAAATCAAGAACATATGTTAAAAGCAGGAACTCCGTTAATGATGTTAATTCCGCTTACACAAGAAAAGATTGACTTTGAAGTTAGGGATGCTACAGAAAGAGACATGTTATGGATTAAGAAAAGAAATTATCTATCTTACTTTAAATTGACCATGGACAGGTCTTTGTTGAAAACAGCATATAATAACTTTTTTAATAAAGGAAAAAGATAATGGATTTATTTGCAGGACTTTGGTATGTGCCTTATTTGGCTGTAATAATGCTGTTTGCTGCCTGGGCTAAAAAGACAAACTTTTTTATGCCTGTTTATAGATTTGTTGCAAAAAAAGTCAAATCAAAAAGAGCAGTGGTAGCGATTATAAGTGCTATATCGGGTGTGTTACCGATTGAAGGCAGAGTCACAGTTAGTGCAGGATTTTTAGATACCATTGCTCCAAACAATAATAAAAGACGGTTATACGGAATTATAGACTACCTCAGTACCCATCATTACTATTTTTGGTCACCTTTAGAAAAAACAGTAATACTTCCCATGGCTGTTTTAAGTTTAAGTTACTGGGGATTTATTCATTTGGTGTGGCCTTTGATTGCAACTTGTTTAATCGTCGGTCTTTTTTATATTTTCTTCGTTTTAAAGGAAGAAGATGTTGCTATAGATTTAGAGAAATCACAAAGCCACGAGCATCATCACGAAGTAAAATGGTTTGATTGGAAAATTTTAGCAGCAGTAACTGGAGTAATTATATTTGGAAACTTTATCAAATCGTTTGATGAACAAATGCTCGAAGTCGTTAGAACTAACGGATCTTTAGCTGTTGCAACAATTTTAAGTTTTCTGTTTAGTTTTGCAATGGGATCAAGCAGTAAGTATGCAGGATTTGTATCTTTGCTGTCTGTTGTATTTGGATCACATTATCTTCCATTATTCAAAGCGGTGGATTACGCTGGATACATGCTTTCACCAACACACAAATGCTTTGCTATTGGAAAAATGTATTTTGATACTCCAACTAAAGAATTTTATTTAGGTATTGGATTACTCTGTGGAGCATTAATTTTTGTTTCGTTTATAATGGTTTTATTATAGGAGATTTTATGAAGATCGTTGTTTTTTTGTTTTTAACAATCTTTTCAACCTTAACCGTTGCTGAAGAACTTAAGGAAGTACAAGTCACAGCAAAACGCTATCCGCAGTTTGAATTAGTCGGCGAATACAATCAACCAGCTTGGACTCTTACTCGTAAGTTTCCAAGTACCCGTGTATATGTAATGACACCGCCCGATACAGTAACATACGAAAAGTGGTTCGATGTTCGCGATAGAGAGGACGGCCCTGCTCAAATTCGCATGAGAGATGAGTTAGCATTTGGTCTCGGAAATCGATGGGAACTTGATCTCTATGCACATACAGTTTATGATGGTCCTTACGGTGATCAGCGTTTTGCTTGGCGCGGGTTTAGTTGGGAAGTTAGATATGCTTTGGCAGATTGGGGTAAGATACCCGGTAATCCTACATTGTATTTTGAACACAAACTAATAAATGGTCGTCAGGGAATTGAGCCTAAATTGCTTCTTGGCGATCGTGTTGGAAATACAGATTATATCTGGGGGTTAAATTTAATTTACGAAGCTAATTTAGCAGGTGATAAAGAAGAACAAGAAAGGGAATATGCTGTTGCTGCAAGTTTAGCAAAAGTTGTTAATAATGATTTTACCCTAGGGTTAACGACCATGTATCGTTACAACGACTTCGGCGGTGGGTCCGATGAATTGTATTTTGGGCCAAATCTTCAATATCGTTTTAGCGGAAATGCTCATATTAGTCTAGAATATATGCCCCGCGTTGGCGGAAATGATGGGTATGATAGTCGAAGCTTTGCAATTTTCGCCTGGAGATTCTAATAAATATTAGGTACTATGCTCCTAATATTTCATTTTAATCATAATCTTTCTATAGCATACCTTGCAGTCTATAAATATCTGCAGGATTTAGGAGCGTAACGTGGGTACGCTACCGGCAACTGGGTCAGCTATATCCTTTGGAAGGGTACAAGCGGCATATACTAACGGTTCTTACCCGCGATCCGCTGGAGAAAATGTGGCTCTAGGTGCAGTTTTAAATACCTACATCTCGAGAGGTATAACTGAAACTAGATTTTCTCAAGTATTTGGCGGTCGTACAACTCCTCAAAATTATCCTTGATAGTTGGATTTTATGAAATTAAAATTAGATATTGATAAGATATTAGATTCATCATCAACGGGCCTTTCTAAATGGGAAATGGATAATATTGTTTGGCATGAAAGAACAACTAACCCGGAAGTTTTAAAAAAGTTTTTGTTAAGAATTAAAACTTTATCGGATTTAGGAACTACCATTACAAAACAAGAAGAAGCTGAATTAAAAGTTTTAATAGATTTAGCAAACGATCTCGACGAAGACGAATGCATTGAATTATTATCGGATAACGACGATCTAGCACAACATCGATATATAGAATTTTTAGCAAGAAAAGGATCTTTAGAAGTCCTTTGTAATCAAAGGGTTAGTGTAGAAACAATGCACGAAATGTGTAAATTGAGTCCTGAAGATTTTATTTTAGTTTCAAAAAGAACCCAAGATTTGATTAATTCTATTAAAGAGCTTATTATACAAGGTGAAACTTTAAGTCAAGATATAGCGGGCGCATGAAGAAAAGTGTTTTTGCATCCAGTCAGTGGACTTTAAAAAAGTCTAAATTAGCTGTGCTAATTCCTTGCAGAGATATGTTACATTCTGCACATGCTCACTGTCTTGCATCTATGGTTAAACTGAATACAAGCAACGGTTTAGATACTCATATTGTAATGGATTCTAGTACGGTTCTTTTAACACAAAGACAGAGATTAGCAGTCGAAGCACAAAATATCGGAGCAGAATATATGCTCTGGTTAGATAGCGATATATCTTTCCCGGCAACAACTGCATTACGATTATTAGCACATAACGAACCAGTTGTAGCAGCAAATTATGTTAGGCGTCAATTACCTGCTAAAGGTGTTGCTTATCCTAAAATAGGTGATTGGCAAAATCCTCTTCCTTTTGAACCAGCAGACAAGTTAATGCCTGTCGAAGGAATCGGTATGGGCTGTATGTTAGTTAAAACTAGTATATTAGATGAAATTGAAAAACCTTGGTTTGAATTTCATTACACTCCAGAAAGCAACGACCATCTTGGGGAAGATATGGATTTTTGCATGAAGATTTCAAATGCCGGATATACCATTAAGGTTGATACAAATCTCAGTATGGAATTGAGACATTTAGGAACCTGGGCATTTGGTCCCGATCTAATCAAATAAGATCTAAAATTACTTCTAGCTTTGTTTTATTTGCTTTATTATTAAGGCTGGTTTTTACTGCTTGATGTAGCGGTCTAGGCCATTTATTGTAGGATACCCAAGCATATCCAATGTGTTCGTCGTTAAGTACTGGAATGAATTCTTTTTCAACAATTAAGATGTAAGTATGATAATGAAATCTACTGTCGTTAGAAGTAAAAAGTTCTAAAGGAACAACTTTTTCAATATTTGGAACACTCGAAATTTCTTCTTTGATTTCTCTGGTTAAAGTTTCAAAAGGAGTTTGGTCTGCAGGGTCCTTTTGGCCTCCTACAAACCCCCATACATCTTCGTTGTTTCTTAATAAAAAAAGAAATCTTTTTGTATCTTTAGATAAAAAGATTCCACCTCTACAAGTTATAGTATTAATCGCCATGCACTAGCTTCGTAAATTCCTTCAAAACTCTTTGACCATTCACCGTTTTCCCACTTATATTGAATTCCGGTGTATGCATTAGTTATATATGTAACAACAGATGTAGTTTCAGAATTGAATATAGTGTTCCAGGTAATACCGTTCCATTCGATGATATCGTTTGCAAAAGCCTGAATGTCCCCGCCTTCTATGTTCTTCCATGCATCTGGACCATCGTAACCCGGTGTACCGTATTGGTCGTTTACATTAATATTTTCTAATATTAAATATCTAGTACCTACAATTTTATTTTTAGGATTAAAAGTTTCTGGATTAATAATAGCATCTACGGTACCGCGCCCCGAAATAATTGTATTAGCCGGAATAGTGTCAGCATCAATGTTTAATACTAATTTCATATCGTCTAACGGATCTAGACTAATATAGGCAACAATTTCGTTTCCATCAGGTTTTCTTAATCTCAACTGACTCAATCCTGCGCGGAATGTACCTGGATATAAATCTAAAATATTTCTCCAAGAATTATTATAAGCAGGATCATTTTGATCTACAATATCTTCTTGCCTGTTGTTTAATAAAAGAGTAGCAGTATTATTCAAAACTAGTAAATCGTAATTTCCCGGTGTTACTATTGTAGATAATACTTCACTACCAAATGATTCAACAATAGCATCAGCATCTCCGTACTCGCTGGCAATTGCTCCTTGCGGGGTAACAAATGCGCTGGCAATAATTTTTGTAACGATTCCCATTTTCTTAACTTTTGCCGGAGGAGTAATCCATGCATTGGCTTCAAAAACCATGTTAAGGATATCAATATCTTGTTCTACTCCTTGAGGTATCGTTCTTGAAGTAAAGGTTTGACTTTTCAATCTTAAAGAACTAATACTAGTCCAATCAATAAAATTATCAGTCGTTTGTAATTCTAAACTTGGAGTGAATAAAACAACAATTTGTTCCCATAATTGTAATTTTTGATCAGTGTTAGTTGTCCATATATCAACAGCAAAATCTATAATATATGGAGTTGGCATCATTCTTTCGATAGTGTAATTTGACCCTTGCTGATTTAGATATTGCTCTTCTTCAGGATCAAACGCTCTTTCTCTCACTTGTACTTTGCTGACAAATGTCGGATCTTGCATTCTACTTTGATCAAATTGGAGGTCTTTAATATAACAGGCAATAAATGGTGCACTTGGAATTGTATTTTCAGAATTCTTTTTGACAATCTGTGCTACCTGTCTATTCATATCTCCGTACACAACGGGGACGCGGGTAAGTTGACCCTTGCCATCTTTATAGGCAAAGTTGCTCATCACTCTCATAAATTGTGTCAGGTATCTTTTTACCTGAGCATCATAAAAAAAATCCATTTAGTTATCCGCCCTTGGTTTTAATACTTTACTCAATGCCTGCTTCTCTTGAACAACTTCACCGTTGATGGTAGAGGTATTAACATTATTAATAAAGGTAGTCTTTTGAGTTTTTCTTACAGCCTCACCGGCAAATTGTCCGCTAGCAACATCCTCATTACCAAAATTATTAAGAGTCATTCTAACAT